GGCACCGGTCGAGTCCAGCTCAGTTGTGTTAAACTCCACCAACGGAATTGAAATGCCGATGGAATTGATTTCTGTAAAGGAATCGAAAGCTGGATCGTTTGTACAAGTCGTGCCAGAGTACAAACGTTTAAAGAATCGTTATCAGTTGATGTGGGACCAACAAGATTGTACAGACTACTTAAAGACAGCCGCAGTTATTGCCGCTTATGTGGATCAGTCAATCTCTACTAACACGTTCTATAACCCTGCTAACTACGAAGGCGGCAAAGTACCTGGTACTACTATCGCTAAGAATTTGATGCTAGGTGTACACTGGGGTCTAAAGACTTACTACTACTCACTCATCAACAAGCAAGGCGCTAAACACGCTCTCAAAGAAGAAAACGTCATTCAATTCCAACCACCAGTTGAGATTACGGAAGACGAAGACTGCGAGGCTTGTAAGCTATGATAACTATTACCGCTAACGCTCTATATAAAATATCGGATATTTTAGCAGAGGAGAATAATCCTCTAATTAAGCTACGAACATTTGTTCAGGGCGGCGGTTGTAGTGGCTTCAACTATGGCTTTACACTCGATGAAGAACAGAACGAAGATGATTTTGTAATAGAAGAATCAGGAGTTACTGTTTTGGTAGACAGTATGAGTATGCAATATTTACAGGGAGCTACTATTGACTACAAAGAAGAACTCTCTGGAAGTAACTTTGTAATCAATAATCCTAACGCCACAACTACGTGTGGTTGTGGATCTAGTTTCTCGATTTAAGGACATATTATGGCATACAGTGACAAAGTTATAGACCACTATGAAAATCCAAGAAACGTAGGATCATTCAATAAAGATGATAATGATATCGGAACGGGAATGGTTGGCGCACCAGCATGTGGTGATGTAATGAAACTACAAATCAAAGTAGAAGATGGTGTAATCACTGATGCTAGGTTCAAGACATATGGTTGTGGTTCAGCCATCGCATCTAGTTCACTAGTAACTGAATGGGTCAAAGGAAAAACATTGGACGAGGCGAATTCTATCAAGAATAGCCAAATCGCTGAGGAGCTGGCGCTACCGCCCGTTAAGATACACTGTTCAATTCTAGCAGAAGACGCTATCAAAGCTGCCGTAGATGACTATAAGACAAAGCATGATATCAAATGATAACAATTTCAGAGTATAAAGATTTATTAACTAAAGGAAAAACTAAATGAAAAAGCGCAATTACACACAAGACACGGTACGCCGATTACAAGGTAGTGTCCAAGTCGAACACACACTAGCAAAACGTGGAGCACAAAAACTTCGTCAACTACTAGCAACTGAGCCATACATCAATACACTTGGTGCTTACAACGGACAGATGGCAGTACAACACGCTAAAGCAGGACTCAAAGCAATCTATTTGAGTGGTTGGCAAGTAGCGGCTGCTAACAACACTGCTAATCAAACTTATCCTGATCAATCTTTATACCCAGTTGATTCAGTGCCTAAAGTTGTCAAGGGAATCAACAACGCATTCCGTCGTGCGGATCAAATTGAGTACTCAGAGGGCAATCAAACTACTGATTACTTTCTACCCATTGTGGCAGACGCAGAAGCCGGCTTCGGCGGTGCTCTCAACTCATACGAACTAATGTCGGCTATGATTGAAGCAGGCGCCGCTGGTGTACACTTTGAAGATCAACTAAGTAGTGAAAAGAAGTGCGGCCACTTGGGCGGCAAAGTACTCATCCCTACAGGACAGATGATTCGTACACTAAACGCGGCACGACTAGCAGCCGATGTTGCTGGCGTAGACACAGTTATCATGGCTCGTACTGACGCAGAATCAGCAACCTTAATCACAAGCGACCATGATCCACTAGACAAGGATTACATTATTAATGAACGCACTGAAGAAGGCTTTTACAAATTTAAAAATGGCATTGATGCTTGTATTAGCAGAGGTCTTGCTTATGCCCCTTACGCTGATCTCTTATGGTTTGAAACTAGTACACCTGATATCGCACAAGCTAAGAAATTCGCCGATGCTATACACGCTCAATTTCCGGACCAAATGCTTGCTTATAATTGCAGCCCTAGTTTTAATTGGCGCAAGTTTTTAAGTGAAGACGAGTGCGAAACGTTTCAGCGTGAACTAGGTGAACTAGGATACAAGTTCCAGTTTATTACATTAGCAGGCTTCCACTCCGTCAATCTGGCCACATTCGAACTAGCAGAAGCATACAAGCAACGCGGTATGGCCGGTTACTCGGAGATGCAACAGCGTGAGTTTGCGGCACAAGAACGCGGCTTTACAACAGTTAAACATCAGCGTGAAGTTGGTGTGGGTTATTTTGACTTAATCAGTGAAGCGGTTGGTGCCACATCAACAGTTGCTAACAAGTCATCAACAGAAGCAGATCAATTTCATTAAGGAGATATGATGGAACCATATTGCGAAAAATGTAATACAAGGCACGGCAGTAGTGAGCCGTGCTATAAAGGCTAACTGATATGATAGACGCCTATAACATCAGTTTCATGCTAAAAAACTTCTGGGCAAAACTAGCACTACCAGCAAGTGGTGCTAGTAATAGAGCACAAGAAGTACCAGTATATGTACAAGAGAACGATGAACTCAAACGAGTTGTGGACGTAATCGAACAAGATGGTAAAATTATACTAGTCAAAGAATGAAGAAACTATGGAGAATATGGGCCAAAGCACTCGGAGATAAAAGTGGTAAAACTGACTCCGAGAGTGACTTGATTGCCCTAGTCAGAACTGTTATAATACTAACTTATCTAATCACAAACTGCTTTATCGTAGCAGGTGTGATTCGTCATTGGAATTAACATGAGAATTGATGAAATTTTAAGAATCTCGACTCAGGACTTCCCGATTAGAAATGTTCAAAAGTTGTTGCCAATGACCAAAGATGGCTACGGTACAATCGATGACCTTCAAGTGAGATATCTTGAGAGTGGTGACGAGCGCATAATTATTTTATCTAACGGAGATAAAATAGCGGCTTTTGCTGGATTTATTTCTAGACTAAACGGTAAAGTTTGGCAAGCCAAGAATTTACAAACTTATGGAGAGTACAGAGGAAATAATTTAGGTGCTAAAATATATAAGTACGTAAAAGAGATAATGAAAAAGTCCATTCAGAGTGATGTAGAGCAATCAAGTTCGGCGGAAAAATTGTGGACAAAAACTTTGCCAAGTTTAGGGATATATCCAAAAATATTCGACACTGAAACTGAATATATCATTGATGAATCTAATCCTAACGCTTATCGAGTAGCCATTGAGAAGTTATATACTTCGAACGAAAACGACCCTGACAAATTTAGATATACATGGATACTGGAACAGTCGGATCACTATGCGGAACACAGTATTCTAAAAGAGAATCAACTACTGATGCCATATACGGGCATATGGTATAACTTTAAAACATAGAAAGAATAAAATGAGCGAAGGACAATACGATTATAAAAATGATGACAACACCAGGTGGCATTTCTACGAGTCTTGGTTACAGGAGATGCTTCAGAGAATCAAGGCAAGAAATGACTTTCCAGGGTTGTTGAATAATTTACAAGAATTTATTTCTATATTTGGTGAAAACCAGATCAGTCAAAACATATTCAAATCAGAAAGCGAATCAACTCTCTATGTGTTCGGTAGACTTTCCAACGAAGTATCAGTAATAACTTATATGGAAAAAACACAACAGTCTGTAAAAATAATGAACACTCAGAAAAATGAAAAATTCAAAGGCACAAGGCCAGGGGCCGTTGATCTCTATCTGAACGCTCTTGAAATAGTAAAACCAAAATCCCTTATGTTTACTAGTGACAATCAAATGACTGATCGTGGTTTGGAAATATGGAAGAAATTATTGTCTATGGGAAAACATATTAGTGTTTATGACGTAACTAATAAATCAAGAGCTGGTCAGACCCTGAAGCAACTAAGTTCGCCTGAAGAGTTGGAACAATACTTTAGAAATGATCTTGTCGGACAGCATTACCGATATGTACTATCTGAATCAATAGAAGAATTCAATAATTACACATATTGTAATTTTATGACAAGAAGAATATGCGAAAGCGCTGGAACAATAAATGATGATTTTTACAAGGACGAAGACAAATGAGCAAAGACCAATACAACCTATCACAACAAACAAACTATCTAAAGCGCACGATGTTTCTTGACCCAGCTGGTCCAGTAACAGTACAACGCTTTGAAGAAGTCAAGTACCCTAAGATTGCTAAGTACGAAGAAACAGCACGTGGATTCTTCTGGGTGCCTGAAGAAGTCTCACTAACAAAAGACAAGATCGATCACAAAGAAGCGTCAGATGCTGTCAAGCACATCTTTACTAGTAATCTACTTCGTCAAACAGCACTAGACAGTATTCAAGGTCGTGCGCCAGCACAAGTATTCGGCCCAGTTATCTCTATTCCTGAACTCGAAGGCTTAGTAAGTAACTGGTCATTTTTCGAAACCAACATTCACTCTAAGTCATACTCACACATCATTCGTAACGTCTACGGAGTTCCGAAAGAAGTATTCAATACAATTCACGACACAAAAGAAATCGTAGACATGGCTTCTAGCGTAGGTCGTTACTATGATGAGTTACACAAACTCAACTGTATCAAAGAAACAGACGGCGACCCAAACAACTGCCCAGAGAAGTCACACATCAAAGCAATCTGGCTAGCACTACACGCCTCTTACGCACTAGAAGCCTTACGTTTCATGGTATCATTTGCTACATCCTTAGCGATGGTCGAGAACAAGATTTACATCGGCAATGGCAACATCATTTCACTCATTCTACAAGATGAACTACTACACACAGAGTGGACAGCATGGCTAATCAACAACGTAGTCAAAGATGACCCACGTTTCGCCGCCATCGTAGACGAATGTGCCGCTGAAGTATACGCCTTATATGAGTCAGTCATTGCCGAAGAAAAAGCATGGGCAGACTACTTATTCATCAAGGGCCCAGTTATTGGCCTAAACGCTGAAATCTTAAAAGACTTTGTTGACTTCACTGCTTTCAACAGACTAAAAGATATCGGCATCCGCTATCAAGGCGCTCACCCTAAGACTACTCCTATTCCATGGTTCAACAAGCACGTGAACATTGGTAAGAAGCAGTCAGCACTACAGGAAACTGAATCAACAAACTACGTTATCGGCGTTATGTCCGATACTGTTGACAAAGAAGCCTTGCCAGCTCTTTGAGTCTAATGATAAAAACTGATAAATACTAGTATGAAAATACGTGAAATTTTATCAGAAAATGCGGTTCCAGAGGTAGAATTGACCAAAGCTACCTCTGATTTTGTGCCTCCTACTAAAACAATCAAAGCGTACAAATTATTCAGAGTTGACCAGCGTCACCCTGGAAAGTTATTCCCGTTGTTTGTTAAGGCAGATCAGTCCATCGAAATTGGTAAATGGTACGAAGCTGAGATCGGCGAAATGTCAGGCGATAAAGTAAAGTCAAAGATTGGCAAACTTGCGTTTAGACCTGGCTGGCATGCTGGCGATAGTCCTTTAGCTACTCATATCGGAGATTTTACAGATCAGCAGAAAAAACAAAAAGCTGATGCTGAACGTGCCAGATTGATGGACTTGAAAGATCAAATGTCTGATCCAGAGTTTCTCAAAGTATATCAGAATTCAGATAAGACTACTCAAAAAAATATGGTTGCCGATCTAAAGAAAAAGATTAACGCAAAGCATCCATACCCAAAGGGAACAACGACACCTTCTATTCGTCCTTCAACGCAAGTTTGGGCAGAAGTAGAAATGCCAGCAGATGTTGATTGGCAATCGGAAGCAGATAAACGTGGTATTAATGCTAAGGGAAAATTTATTGCTAAAGCTGCACATATTACAGATCAGTTGCCGAAGGGCGGTCACTATCGTTACAAAACAAATACTAATATGACTGGCAATTGGATTATCGGTGGCGCAATGAAGGTCACCAGAGTATTATCAGACGATGAAGTTGTAAAGTTAAACAAGAAGGTAGGCGCATCTGACTTGCCTAGAACAACACCGTTCGATAATAAAAAATACGGTTTCTGAATAGAAACTTAATTAAACCAAAATGACGCCTTTGGCGTCATTTTTGTCTCTCCAATTAACTTTATTTGTTTATAAAAATAAAGTATAATATTAAAACGCATAAATCATTCTATAAGGAAACAACAATGATCAAAGTATATGGCAAACCACAGTGCCCATTCTGTGACCAAGCAAAAGCTCTACTAGAGAGTAAAGGCGTCGAGTATGAATACATCGACATTACTAAACAACCAGAAGCACGTGAGATGTTAGTCGAAGCTGGCTTCCGTTCAGTCCCACAAATCTATAATGGTACTACACACATCCCAGGCGGCTTTCAAGGCTTAGCTGGTATGTCAGAAGAAGAATTTAACACAAAGGTAAGAAACTAATGCAACTCGCACTAAAACCAAACACAGTATACACGTTTAAGCTAACAAGTGGTGAAGAACTAATCACTAAAGTTATTCAGTCAGGCGGCGACTTCCTAAAAATCGAAGAGCCTGTATCTATCGCTCCTAGCGCCAAGGGCATGGGCTTTATGCCAACAGTATTTACGGCTGATCCTAAGGGAGAATTCATGCTAAATACTAGTACTATCACTGTGTATTCTGAAACTGATGAAGATATCAAGATGAAGTATCTTGAAGCAACAACAGGCATCAAAGTACCAGAGAAGAAAATCGTACTAGGATAAACAATGGCTGGATTGAGCAGAGTAGGAGATACAAACGGAGTTGGCGGCGCCCTAACGAACGCGGCAAGCACCGTGTTTATCAACGGCAAGCCTGCCGCGCTTCACGTGAGTCCTATTACTCCTCATTCACCATTTGGCAGACCACATCCACCACATGCTTCGTCAAAGACAACTGGCGGTGTAACATCTACTGTATTCATTGAAGGTAAACCAGCAGTTATGAAGGGCACAAGTACATCTTGTGGACATAGCATAGCAGACGGTAGCGGAGACGTATTCGGATCATGAGTTTCTCAGGCAAATTTACCCCACTACAGCTAAACGTACTAAGTTCATTCACTGGTGCGCCTAATCACGCGGCCGATTCGACACTAGGTATACCTGCTAATACTTCTGGTGATCCTGAAGGCATTGAAATTTCTAGTGCTACTAGAACTTACGCCGGTTCATGGTCAACTAGTTATACACCAGGCAAGTTAGTAAACGATACCGCCTTAAAAAATCTAACTCTTGCTATTCAAACAGCATACACTAACTTAGGCGCAACCCCATCTCAAGCTAACGTTAACATCTACAGAGCAATGCTACAAATAGGACAAAGCGTTTGTCCTGCTCTAGGTAACAGCAGACCAGACACATTCATGCCTACATACGCTGGTTACGGCAGTTGGGACGAAACAACCGGCAATCAGTTGAGTGGTAACTACCCGCCTAAAAACTACCCTGTTGTTACTAAGTACAGTTATGTACAACAGGCCGCAGGCAAACTAGCATGGATCTATTCTTGGCCAGCACGAGCATACACAACAGGCGGTCAAGATCAAATCAGCAGTTGGCAAAAACCATACGACTCTTACAAAGCTATTCTTGAACCTACATCAACAGACGGTTTAAACTCAATCACGCTTTCTGGCACCTCTTACAACAACGAGTATGACGCTTATTTCAAAGACGGCTTCATTGGCACTATTGCTAAGCAAGCGTACTATGAAATGTGGCGCGGTAAATCATTCAACAGATTCAACTTATTCTGCGATTCATTTCAGAAAGCATATTCGTTCAAAGAATCACAAAACAAGCGCATCGCAAGTTTAGCAAACTCTAAGAGTTTCAAAAGCGGCATGTTTAGTAACATGGACGATTTGACTACTAGTGATATTAGTGGTGTGTCTATTGCGTTTGCTGCATTCGGTACAGACTTGTTAAACACAGGTAGAGCAATCGACTTATCACAAATCAACAAGTTCGGACTGCCTAGCGTATTACTGCGCACCTTACAAGACAACAAGTGCTTAACACAAGCAGTCAAAATTGCTATGACCTTGTATTCTGATTTACAAGCAACAGAAGTACTTGACATACTATCAACAGATTACACACCAACAAATGAACAAGAAGTAAAACTCTACAAATCATTCGGCTTAATTACAGGCAATGACTTAGATGAAATCTTATTCTCTCTAAACTGTAAAACAGCAGGCATTACTTACCTAAGTGACTTGCTTGATATCAAGAAGTTGATGCCTACTTCATACACAACCCTAACTGTACCTCAGTACAACTTAGACAGAAACATATCTAACAGTGCTAAGATTTACAAGTTCATTTTCAGCGGCAGCGGCGCTAACCCTTCAATCGAAAACTGGGGTACATATCTAGAAGGCATTCTTTCAAAAGACTTAGTGCTTACTAACGGCGCATTTTCAATGACAATGCAACAAATCAAGTTCATTAGAAGTATGAAGATTGAAAAGTTCGCCCAGATTGTTGCTAACCTAGAGTTAGTAACTAAGGGCATGAACTTGATTACGACTACAAACGGCACAGCAGTAAACACTTCATTCGTAGACAATACACTTGATAAGATAGCGTTAGGTACTGGCGCTGACGGCACATATAAGATGGCTGATTTCTTTGGCTCGGCTGCTGGCTATCCATACATTGATTATTATTACGATAAAATTATTTCGTCAATCAACTCATTAGCTACTACCGCACTCAAAGACATATACACTCAGATGTTAGCAGCCGCTACTGCGTCGAACTGGTCAACTCTGAGTACAAAGATTGTTGAAGCGAACGCAGAAATCGCCGCAATTAGAACTAGAAGCACAATAAATGCGGCTCAGATGGATCAACTCAATTTTATGTGGAACAAACTAGGTTCACAAATGACTACTGAGCAAAGAATGCAGCCGTATGTTATTGATAATCCTCAACAACTGCTAGAGAACGTACCTGAATTCAGTGTTGAGAGTTTCGTAAGTCAAATTGAAGCGTATGCTATTGACAATGCTGACGGTCAAAGTTCTAGAATTTTAGGCTTACTATCTGACCAACGCTATGTTGGTGGCCAATCACTAGTTGCCGCACTCAGAGAAGCACGTAACGCAACACGATTAGAGCGAACTGACGGCGAACTACAGAACGATGTCAGCAATTATGTTGATACTTGTGCTGCAAGTGCTGTGGCCACCGTTGTAAACGGCACTATCACGGCAGTTACGATAAATACATCAGGAGCTGGATACTCAGTTGCCAATCCACCATCAGTGATGGTGTATCCGGTCAACGTGGATGTACAAGCCACATTCACTCCTAAAATATCTACCATTGATGGTAGTGTGACCAGTATCGTTGTTACTAACGGAGGTAAAGGATACAATCAAGATACGGTCCGTTTGGTGATTCAATCACCACCACAGTGTCAGTACTCTGATAGCTCTACGCAACAGAGTCTAGTAGACACACCTTGGGGCCAATTAGTTGAACCTGAACTAATAGCCGATACATCAAGCCAGCTTGATGTCCAAGAAGCTATCGACCAAGTTACCCTATGTAACTGCGATTGCTGGGACGTATAACAATAATAAAAAGTCTTCAGCTTAGCTTCTTACGAGTCAAAGGACAATCTATGCTTATTTCAAGAAGCGTTATAACGCTATGCGTTATGCTATTCGCTACATTTTTTGTAGCATCAAATCTAGGTCAGTCGCAGCCAATGCCACTACCACCAGTAGCTAAGTTAGATATCAAGCAAGCACAATGTATTGCCACTGCTATCTACTACGAAGCACGTAATGAACCACTAGCAGGTCAAGTAGCAGTTGCTAAAGTTATTATGAACAGAGTGCTACACAAGTTTGCTAAAGACCCATGCTCAGTTGTGTATCAACGCACACCCATCGCAGATAGTAGCGGCAACGTTGTGGGCACCTTATGTCAATTTTCATGGGTATGTGAGAATCGTGGCCAGCCCAGCATCAAAAGCGCAAAGTATGCTCAAGCACTAGCAATCGCTACAGAAGTAATGATTACTGATAAGTGGGACAACTTACTACCTAACAACGTGCTGTTCTTTCACGCAATCACGGCCGCACCTCAGTGGGTCTATAAGAAAGTAACAACAATCGGCAATCACGTATTTTATAGTAAAGGCCGAGAAAAGAAAGTTACTTCTGATAAGAAGGCTTGAAACGTAGCAGTTTCAACACATAATACGTTACATCAATCTGCCACCACTTCTCACCAAAGTTCATTTGTGTAGGAGTAGCGTGGTGATTGTTGTGCCAACCCTCGCCCCAAACAAAGATACCAGTCAACCAGTGATTAGTGCTTGTATCTTTGCTTTCGTGATCTTGCCAGCCAACCATGTGTGATAAGGTGTTGATACTGCTACCAGCATGCCACAAGATAAAGCTAGGGAACAGCCATAGATACACGATAGCAAATGGGTCATAAGTCCAGCAAGCAACCGCGTACAAGCCATGAACTAGCCAATAGTTCTTGTGTAGTTGTAGATGAAACCTGCTACGTAGCATATCAGGCACATATCGAACATGCGGTTCATGAAACATACTGAAGAACTGTACCTTCCACCATGGTTGATGGTGCGGCGAGTGTGGGTCACGATTGGTGTCGGTGAAGCGATGATGCTCACGATGAACAGCGCACCACGCAATAGTGCTACCGGTACCGCCGATGGTGCCACACAAGCTACCAAAATATTCCCACCACTTAGGCGCAAGGTAACTCTTGTGACTGAGTAAGCGATGATATGTGCCACTCATGCCAATCGAGCCGGTAAAGAAGAACACGACAAACGCGGCAAGATAATGTTGCCAGCTACCCCACATTAACATAAATATCACGCTAATGTGTGTAATGATCTGGAATAAGAATAGGTAGTTTATTTTGGATGTTTTCATTATCATATTTAGTTGACAAGAACTAACAAGGAGTATTATAATGAGTGACGGCGGTAAAGGCAGTAAGCCTAGACCATTTTCGATTCCGCAGGAAGAGTTCGGCAACAGAATTGAAGCTATCTTTGGTAAGAAGCAACCACGCCCACAATGGGTACCACCACCTCTACCTGATACCAACAAGCAAGAACAGAAATGACTTTATCAAGTTCGGACGCCAGACACACCTTTCAAGCTACTAAGTATCTTGAGCGTAAGGCTGAGGAGGGCAAAACTCCAGACAACGATGAGGATGTACTTGCTATGGTAGACTTTTATAAGTCAGCAAAGCAACAAAAGTTCGAGCGTGAGCAAGATCCAGAGTGGCAAAAGAACAACATGGAATACGACTTGCGAACCACTCAGTGGATCCTAGACAAAGTTCGTTCTAGCGAAGTCTATGCTCAGAACTTATATGCCGCTATGTGTAACAATGAGTTCATGAAGCTGGAGACTATTCCTATCTTGATGGAACAAACTTGGAGTTGTAGCTGGCGTTATGCTGGTGGCATCATTGCTGATATGCGTCAAGAAGGCGACTACATTGACTGGTACTGTAGCGGTAGTGGCATTAAAAACGAAAATGATAGCAGTGGCTTCGTTGGAGAGTGCGTAGTCACTGATGAAATTAGAGAAGACCTGCTAAAACTAGGCTGGAAAACAATAGAGGAACAATAGTATGGATTTTGAGGCGCTTAGAGCAAGTAGATTCTATCAAATAGGTAGATGGGTCAACGATGAGGAGACTGGCGAATCTTCGATGGTCGAACAATCAGTATTTGACACGGTGCCGTTTAGTCACAGTGAAATTCCTAACTTGAAACAGCGAGATTTTTCTAATAATGGACCAACTGTTGCGCCAAGTCTACATAAGTTGCTTGACCCAGTCATTATGCCAGTTGAGATGCGAGATTTGATAGTTGACCAGTGGACTGAAGTTAGTTCGATAATCGATACGGTTGGCAAAAAGTCATTCAACAGCCTTTTGATCATTCAGCCTCCTGGAGCTTTCAATCCCAAGCATAAGCATCGTTCAGTAACAAAGCGAACAATAACATTTTGTTACAAATACGATGAGGACCGAATTATTGATGAAATGAAAAGCAAGCTAAGAATCGAACTAGAAGAGGGCAAGGAAACAGTCATTATGTATCCAGATGTTCCTAAAACTCTGATGCTATTCACTGATAACTACTCACACAAGAGTATTTCATACGAGTGGCGATTTTACTGGGTCTACGATTTTGATGAGCATGTGGACATTCCAGAAGACGTTTTTGCTACAATGAGCGACTGGAATGTGCTAGAATGTTGCTAATGTAGAAAAAATAGCTATTTCCACCACCATTTGACAAAAAATACTAAATAACTTACAATAGCAACGACACTTTTGGAACAATATCTTTAGAAAGTTCTTGAAAACATTCGAGAGTAGTGTTACATTAGAGTCTTAGATAGTTGAAACGAACTAAACAACTTTTGGATAACAAAAGAAAAAATAGTTCTTGACATCAATGCTAAATAGATTACAATATGTTCATCTGCTGATAATTCTGTCGGCTGATGATTTTAAACAAAGAGAAAGAAAATGAAACATCTATCCTTACACACCGCGAAAAGACATGCTCAGTTGCTCCAAGCGACATGGTGCATTACGTCTGTATCGGCCATGGGTAATGGAAATGATGAGCGTTCATTTAACTATAGCCCTATTGGCACTCAGAGGTTTTTAGTAGGAGAGAAGATTCCAAGAATCTAACTCCAAAGTCTAACAAGATTACTAAAAACCCTGAGAACTAAAAACTCTCAGGGTTTTTTGCTTTGGTAGTACGATTTTATAAAAAGTGTGAAATGAAAAAGGGAAACGAGGTCCCGCTCCGCACTTAAAACATGGAGCAAACGGGCGGACAGTCGGATGAACGTGTGGCGATAACACACTAGTATCTTGTAATGAGACTCTGAAAAAGAGAAATGACTGGCTAGAGTATCAACTCTAGCATATCCTCTATTAAGTTAGAGGGTATTCTTAAACACACTAAGCTGACATGGGCTGAGATGCCGCAGATAGTGTGTTTGAGAATACTGGAGTGAATGGAACAATGGTGTTCTAGCGGGCTGTAACCCCGTGGTGCTTAGGCACAGGTAGGTTCGATCCCTACTCACTCCACCACAATTTGGGGACAGTGGCGGGCTACGGTTCTCCCTTGCAAGGAGGATGTCTAGAAGGGTTCAACTCCCTCGGTCTCCACCAAGTTTAAGGATAGTAACAGCAACTTTATACACTAGACTTTTAATCTAACCTGTAAAAATTCTATCCTGTTTTATAATGGCTCAGTAGTTCAGTCTGGCAGAACGTCGGTCTCCAAAATCGAATGTCGGAGGTTCAAATCCTTCCTGGGTCGCCATCTTTGTTGGGGTATAGCTTAGTCTGGTCTAAAGCAACGGTCTTTGAAATCGTGATCACTGGTTCGAATCCAGTTACCTCTGCCAACAATTTATTCCCGCGTAGCTCAATGGCAGAGCAAAGTGCTGATAACGCTGAGACACAAGTTCGATTCTTGTCGTGGGAACCACATACGCACCTGTCGTCTAATTGGTTAGGACGCTAGACTTTCAATCTGGAAACGTGGGGTTCGAATCCCCCTAGGTGTACCAAAATTTATTCCGCAGAATCCGAGCCAGGTGCACGGACTTGACTGTTAATCAATGACTAGCTGGGTTCGAGTCCCAGATGCGGAGCCAACCATACGAGCACGACTTTGAAACGATAAATACTTATTATGCGTATTAAAGATATTATTATTGAATCAGTTTTAGACGAAGCTATCAGCAGTTCTCGCAATAATTTTAACTCATTGCTCATTGAGTTCTGGAAAACAAGTACGCCAGAACAAATGAAGTATTATTTTGTTCAAGATAATTGTTACGGCGCTAGTCAAGACTTCAATGAGTTTCTTGAAAGTAAAAGAATAATGAACGGAGAAATCATTCCGATCGGTCGCATAATCAGTGGTAAGAAAACTAAGGGATGGATTAAAGTAGATGTTCCTGATACTAGTTTAGATGCCTTTACTAAAGAAGACATTACTAAAGCAAGAGCACAGGGATTAGATCCAAGAAAAAAACAAGATCGAGTCCTATACATTACTAACAATAATTTACAAGAAGAATTTACTTGGATACCTCACAGCTGGGTAGAAATCCGAGGAGAAATTCTAGACCCTAGCGGGTTCTATCTCGACGGGAAGAGTGGCCAATTTGATCGCATGATCAAAGACAAGAGCAACTTAAAAAGTCGCTATCATTACTTCCCTTAATATTTGCCCATGTAGAAGAATTGGTATATTCACCGCGTTGAGGTCGCGGGTTCTGTAGGTTCGAGTCCTATCATGGGTACCAAAAATTTATGGTGTATGTCGTCAAGTGGTTAAGACCTCGGGTTGTGATTCCGATATGCGTGGGTTCGAATCCCATCATACACCCCAATTTATCGCCGCAGTAGCTCCAATGGTAGAGCAGAGGATTGAAAATCCTTGTGTTACTGGTTCGAGTCCAGTCTGTGGCACCAAATATGCCTACGAATAAGTTAGAACTTAGTTCGCAAGTGTAAATATGTTATGAATTATCAAAAACACTATGAGCTATTAATTAACAGAGCCAAGAGTAGAACAGAAATAAACTCATATACAGAAAATCACCACATCTTACCTAGATGTATGGGTGGTTCAGATGAGCCTGAAAACTTAGTCAGACTAACACCAGAGGAACATTATGTAGCGCATCAACTTCTGATCAAGATATATAAAGGCAATTATTCATTAGTTCAGGCAGCAGTGATGATGTCTTCTAACACGAAGTTAATGTCTGGAAGAAATAATAAGTTATATGGTTGGCTAAGAAGAAGATTACAAATACTAGCCAAACAGCGAACTGGTGAAAAAAACGGTAGTTATGGTAGATCATGGTACTATGATCCAATTACATTAGAGTCTAGTAAATTCTTAGAGAATGAAGTTCCATCTGGCTGGCTAAAAGGAAGAAAAACTAATAAGCCAAAAAAGATTCGCCTATGTATAGGATGTGATAATCCTACTGACACTCTAAAACAAAAGTGGTGTTGTGCGTGTAGACCAAGTATCAATCAAACTGTATTCAGAAGTGTAAAAGAAAAATTAATATACACTGATGATGAGAAGATAAACGCATTAGTAGCCAACAATGGCAATATTCGCAGAGCACTGTTCTCTCTAGGTCTAAATGACAGTGGCACTCACTATAAAAAAATGAAAGAATTAAAGGCGTCCCTATACCCTCTGGCTACGAACCAGTAGAAAGGTTAACTGGATACATAGGGGTTCGACTCCTCTGGGGCGCACCAACGGTGATATGACGTAGATGGATGCGTAGCGGTTTCATAAGCCGACGAGAGTGGCTCGGTACCACTTATCACCACCAAATCATGGAGAGTAATGCAGTGGCGATGGTGCCGCGACCAGCCTTGAAAACTGGGTCCTGATGATGAATCGGGTGGGGTTCGACTCCTCTGCTCTCCTCCAAGTTTAGGATCAGTTCAGCAAATCTTAATACAAGCAGTAGGTTGTGGGTTCGAGTCCCATCATTCGAGTAATCGAGTGTAGCTCAACGGTAGAGCGTCCGCCTAAAAAGATGATCCTGTTAGTTAGACCATTAGGTTCTTTTCAGCAACTTTAAATAATCTTTCTGGAAAAAAGAGGGTCCAGGTTCGAATCCTGGCAGTAGGTTGGTCACTACTGTGGTGTAATGGTAGCACGTAAAAAGAGAACCTGTTAACGCCTCTATGGACAAATTGGTAAAGTCGGCTCTCTCAAAAGGAGCAGTTCTCTCTGTTCGAATCAGAGTAGAGGCACCATATTGAAATACATTCATCATTGATCGTCGGCCTTGAGAGGTTGGTAGCCTGGACCGCACGATGAAGCAGCCTAACCAGCGCGGTGAAAAGACCCCTTACGTCGAGAGTGTGTTTCAATATGGTCGGTTATTTCAGCGGTAGAATATCGTATTGACATTGCGAAGGTCACTGGTTCGATCCCAGTACCGACCACCAAGTTTAGGATGAATACAGCAAAAACTTTTCTGCAACCAAACTTTCTGCAGGCTGACCCGCTGGGGGCGTGTCGTGGGTTCGAGTCCCGGCTTAGACACATCATCCTGTTTTATATGCGTGTGTAGTTTAATGGTAAAATCAAACGTTGCCAACGTTTAGTCGTAGAGTTCGATTCTCTCCACCCGCACCAATTTTTATCTGGGTATATGATAGTGGCAGTCGCCGGGCCTTGGATGCCTGTAGTGGGAGTTCGATTCTTCCTACCCAGACCATTAGAATTTAATATTATGAACTCTGTTAAGTTCATTCCATGATAAAAACTCACCAGTATGTGCGTCAGTGAGTCTAGTACTAAGTATCCAACGAGTTTTATCGCTGTGTCTGGCATCAACATTATGCAATTCATTTGTGCGTATTAGTGATGGCTTACTCATTCTAAAACTAGCAACACAACGCTCCTCAACTAATTTGTCTTTGTTAGGCCATTTAGATAAATCTAACATGGGTTGTGGTCCACAAGCGGCCCCTTTTATATTAACATCACAATCATCATGCCTGAACCATCGAGTTATATGATGTTCTGTATTTAAAAGAGGAATATTTAAAGCTACTTCAACAGGGGATGAAACTTCGATGTATTTTATAGCACGAGTTTCGCTATAATAAACAAGATCATCTTCCGAGATATCGACTCTAGCGACTCCTTGATCGACATGAATCTTCATAAAAACTCCTGGATCCATTTGCATAAATTTACACTTGTATAAAATTAGGTCATGTTTTTTAAGCGTGTCTCGTAAATTTTTATAAATTTCAAACTCATCACAAATACGATCAACATGCATTTGAAAATAACGATGGTTGCCCTTTTCTTCAACGCACCATCGTTTGAACGTTTCTCCTGTGTGAGAAAAGTCAGAAACCCAATTTAGTTCTTGATAATAATAGTTGTTCATGGTGTATTTATTATCGATAATTTATAGAAAAATATCCCGCTGTCGTCTAATGGTTAGGACACTTATAAAAGGGTGACTCTGTTATAGAGTACGTTCAGCAATTTTCTTATTCCATGTCAAGGAAGGAATCTGGGTTCGAATCCCAGCAGTGGGGCCAATATTATGTACTGATACCAGAGCGGTCTAATGGCTCGGATTGCAAATCCGTTGTTTCGTCGGTTCGAATCCGACTCAGTACTCCAAATATGGATAGTTGCCCGAGTGGTTAAGGGAGCGGTTTGCTAAACCGTCGCTGACGAAAGTTGGCGCATAGGTTCGAATCCTATACTATCCGCCAATCAGTATCTAGTGGTATCTTTAGAATAAGCATTAAGATGCTATCATCAGTAGGCTGATAATCATGAGGCACTAAGCCATTGAATATAATTGGTCTATCTACAATAACAGTTTCTAACAGAGTTGATTTGATATCATTTAGTTCGCTCAATCTCATCCTTCTTGATGGATGTAGAGTTTCTCTAGTTCCTGAGTAACTGTAAAAGTTCATAGTCAATGAACCTTCTAGAGGAATGATAACAAGTCCGTTGTTGCCAGGACTAATATACGGCTTCACATAAGTTGATAGTCGACCTAGTTCGACATTGTGATGAGCGTGAGCAATATTAGGAAACTGTGCGAACACACTATCAACACAATCTTTGCCTATCAGATCATCCGTGACTTGATACATAGATTTCATTCTAGACTTATTAGCGACACTAAATAACTCAATCAATGATTCCCTGTCATAGTGGCAGTCAACAAATTTATACATAGCGATATTTAGTAACTAATGAAAACAGTAGGATTTTACGGCAATAGTGATTGTGCTTATAGAGGACCAAACAGTTATATTGACTTGTTTGCTGAAAAACACGGTCTTGAGATTGTAAACACTGGCGTTAGACAAGGAAGCGAAGAACGCATCCTATACGAACTTAAAAAGACCAAGCCTGATTTAGCAATTATATTTCATTGTGAAGCGCAGTTTCTATTTTTGCCAGGTTGCGATAGAGACATCGGAATAAACAATGTTGCTGAACACAGAGGCGAATACTTGTTTAAGGATTGGTCTCAGGAACATACTAAAGATCACAACGAAAAATTTATCAAGAGATTTGAAACTCCTGAAAACTTTTCTAAGGCAACACAAACTTATAGAAAATATTTCTACACGCCTGATTTACAAATGAATAGATTTTATGGCGCTCTAGTTCAGATTGATGGGTATTGTGTAACTAAGAACATACCAGTAATTCATGTATGGCATAAATCTATACCTAGTTGGTTCAAGTTCACCAGCGGTATGGTAAATGAGGATATACTAGATATATTCAAACAGTACAAAGTGCCATCAAACGTATTCAACGTGAACGGCATTACTGACGAAGGTAACGTAAAAGTTTGCGAACGATTAACGGAGTTGGTGGAGTCAATGACCCCCTCTCCAGGTGTAGTAGCTTAATGAAAGCCTGTTCTACATTTGAACCGAGATGAGAGTAAACCCCCTCCTACACCACCATGAATACGTATAGCAATGTCGATAGTATACCAAACATATGGATACATAAACGAATAAATGATGGCTTATCGAAGCCGTTCTTTAAGTGGTATGAGTGCGGCATTTTGGGCTGTGGTCAAGATAGTGTGCCTTGGTTAGATTTATCTCATCTCGTTGAATTGCCTAGTAACAGAGAAATCATTGTACAAGAAATAAACTCATATCTAGAAGCAATCGGCTCAACACCTGGAGGCGGTAGCTGTTTATTGCCGAAAGAACTTAATGGTTATGAATTCTTCACCCATTATCAGTTTTATTGTGATAGATACATCGACCGAAATCAACTAGAACAGTTCAAAAACATACAAGACTATAATTCTTGGACAATCAATAATTTATCATCGCCGTTGTGGCGCAACGCAGTCATATTGCGAGGGTGGAACACAAGTAACAGGACTTGGATGATCAAGCATACTGATGGAATATGGAAAGATATTATCACTGAACCATCCACGAGTCCTTTTTGTAGATGGGTGGAATCTCTTAGAGACACTTTATTTGATTCTATCGGTAGAATAATGATTTATCGTAATGTCCAGGGACACGGTGTTTCTATACACAGAGATTATCCAGCCACAGGCGGCGGACATCGAGCGCATTTTGTCAACATACAGTTAACTAATCCTAGCAGACCTGCGTTTGTTTACGATGAAGTTACCAAAAAGAAAGTTTACACTAACTCCCATGCTTATATGTTTAATGAGAGTGACTGTCACGGTGTGGATGCTGAGGATGAGAGTAATTTTACTATTAGAATAGACGGCACGTTTAAGTCCCACGTATCTAATAAGTTTCAGTTAGTTGATGGTCTGGTATATTGTGATAGATATAAGAACTCGTATAAGTTCAAAAAAATTAAAGTGATAGAGCCATGATTCCTCAAGAGTGTATATTAGAATTACCAGAATTGACATACGAACAACAAAAACTTAAAGATGTTTTTGAAGAAGTAAAGGGTTATGCTAGAGTAAAGTCTTTGCCGTGGGCCAATCCGGCGCTAAACGCAGTTGAAACTGCCAAAAATGTAGTAATTCAAAGTCACGACTATATGATGATAAAGGAAGATGAACGTGGCAAAGGTATTAACCTGCTAGACTTCCCATACATTCGAGAATTAGTAGATCGATTGGATATTGAAGTTAACGACACGAACTTAGATATCATGTGGAACAGACCAGGCTTTAAATTCTGGCCACACGTAGATAAGTGGGCCGCATCAGTATTTGTTTGGCCAATCTTAGCGGACGGTGAGTTTAACCCAATCGACTTTTATAACTACGATGGCGAGATAGTATTAGAGCGAGAGTACAAACACTTGACTAACAAAGACATTGCGCTAACACATAACTATAGCAATACACACGCAACAGTATTCAATAGTCACCTAATACACGGTGTGCGCACGGTAAAGAATCATCGTGTGTTCCTTAGATTGAGAACCAACGAAGAATTCAGTTCTATTAGGACTCGTTATCTTAGTAAAAAATTGATTTTAATATAAATCAATCTCAGCAACAGCAGTTTTACCGCCAAAGCCAAGACTAGTTTTTAGCATCTTGGTATATGTGAATGAGGTTGATTCAGTAATGATACGACTATCAGTGGCTATCTTTTCTCCAACTATCTTGTTGGGAAGTAAAATATTGTTTCGCTTACCATCTAACGTCATAGCAAGTTCAACAGCGCCACTAGCGCACATACAGTGTCCTAGATAACCTTTGTATCCTACAATAGGAATATTGTTCTTAATAACTCGATTGAAGTATTCATACTCGGTCCGATCACCTACTGGAGTACCAGTAGCATGAGCGTTCCACAGTTCAATCTTATCATAATTGATGCCAGTGATGTTATTGACAATATCATCAACCGCGCCAGGACTAGCAACTAAACTACTGTTAGTATAAAACGCATATTGTTGAACGACTGCTATAGGTGATAGAATGTGTTTTACTGTTGTTGCTTTGATTAGATATGCCGCAATACCTGTGCCCATTTTGAAACCTCGTGATGACGAGTCAAATGGCAAACCGCTATCTTGATCGAGCGCACCAAAACTATTGAAATGCCAGTGCCAGTATGCGCTATTAACATCATCAGCGCAAACTACAATAGCAGGTCTGCCAGTAGCACTACTTAATAAGGTAGCAGTATAGAGTGCGTATAAGGAACTAGCACATGCCGCTTGAACATTTAAGATTTGACTGTTAATGCCTAGTAGAGCGCCAACGTGACTTACTAAGCCATCAACTGCGATATTGCGTAATTCACTGGGTTTGCCACGTCGGCGACCACCTAGATAGTCTTGCCATACACTTTCATCATCACGCTTTAGACCGTGTAGAGTTGAGATTACTAATGGGTAATCTGATTCAATATGTTGAGTGAATGAGGAATCGTTGAGTATAGATTCTAAGTTCCACTCAGTTGTCCAACGATAGTCGAGAATTTCTGTTTTCATATATGAAGCGGCCGGGCGAGTATCGAACTCTCATTTCTGCTTGGAAGCAGTGTTTTTCCCCTTAAACTACGGCCGCATTAAACTCTATTGTCGTTATTTATGTACTTGGCGCACCAGTCATAAAAATGTAACAACTGACAGAAGAATAAGATATCGCAAGATTGTTCCCCTCGTAGTGTAAAGGGCTCAAAGTTATATTTTGGTCTATCAGCAACATTTAGATATCTAGAATTCTTTGGAGATTCTTGTATGGTAGTAACTGTTTTGGTTACAGGATCTCTTAATTTTTCTGACAGAGTTGCTATTTCCATATCACGATCATATATGGTAGTGAAAACTTTTTTCACCGCAATCTCTGCGCCTTCGATAAGTTTTATTTTAAATGTGACTGGCTTACCTGGAACGCAGTAAGTTTTGTATACTACTGTACAGTTTTCTGATATAGTGTATTCCTCTTCTTTGTCATTTACTTTTGTAATTTTTATGACGGCCGGGCCACTAGTTTCTAGTTCAAATTTAACTTCTGTGTAGGTGCTCATCGCTTTTGTTCCTCGAATAACGATGGTAAATCTTTTACTTTCTTGTAAAAGTATTCTGAAATGGCATGATGTGTTTTACTACCGAACGCAAACATAGGACTTGAAAAATCATATGGAACTTTTTTATCGAATCGGTTGATGTTTAAGTCATACAACTTGATATTTTTAGCATCGCAAATTGATTTTACCGCATGATAATTTTTGAAGAAGTTATAGTTATCACTTTTCCAGTCAATGTATGACCAGTAATCTTCCATTGGAATATTGTTGTAATCAGATGCTTTGATGATATTTGTGAATGTCTTACTTACAAATTCTCTTCTAGCAGAGTGTGGCCACAATAAGCATATATGACTGATTTGTGTAGGAAGAACCTGAGTTACTTTTACTAAGAATCTATGAATTGTTTCTGGACTTGCGCCGATTATGCCGCAGTTCATAACAGTAGCATCAGGAATTTTATTTTGTAATTTGGTAGCCCATAGATCATCATAGTACACATTCATGCCGAACGTATCAGTACAACCAAGACAAAGAATAATATTGTCTTTTTCTTTTAGTTCATCTAGATTGTAATCCCAATTACTTCTATATCCCTGTTTGTTAAATTTGAATTCCATATCACGATACACGGAGTTCATTTTTTTAATGCAGTTTGTGTACTCTTCTGGCTTGATATCAACCGCATGAATATCTTGATACGCATGTGGGAATTCTGCTTTAAAGTAAATATCTCTAAAGCGATCTTTACCAAGATAGTACTCTATTTTTTCTGTTTCGGTCATAGGCTTATTTAGTAGCACAGATTCTAGCATACTAAATATCGCTATGAATAAAATAACGCCAGAAAAATTCCAAGAATTAAAACAAAGCCAGTTCTATAAGAATGGACAGTTGCGATCTACTTTTTCTGGCATACAAGTAGAAACAGTAAACGCCGCATTTGACACTATGCTAGTTGAGTCAGCGCCACCAACCGAGTTTATATGGAAGGGTAGAAATTCAAGAGCAACTGGACTGTATTCTAATGATGTTAATGGTTTAGACAAACTTGGCGAACAAAATCCAATCAATCTACAGCATTTACATAAGGTGCTTAGTATTGAAGGCGACTATATTCCACAAGAGTTTAGAGTAGAAATATGTAGACAATGGAATGAAGTTAACGAGGTTGTCAATAAAATAAAATCACAGTCATCTGCCAAGGTAGTTGCTAGTGAAATATTTTTAGTTTGTCCAGATACTAACATAGGCAAACATAGACACAAGTTTGCTAAGCAGACGCTGACATTTGGTTATAGATTTAGTACGGATTCTGATGGCAGTTATCTAATGTTGTGGCCAAATGATCAGGAACAGCACTATGAGTTTCCTCTAAGTAATAAATTTTGGTTCACTTTCAAGGATCATGCAGATCACGGAGCCCAGGTAAACAGTTGGATGTTCTTTTGGTTTTTTGATTTTGATCAACATATTGATATTCCTGAAGAAATGCCGTTCGTTAAAACTGATACTGAAAATTCTTGTTGATAAATAACACTATTAGCGAGGCTTCTATCATGACAAAACGATTAACAAGAAAACAACTACCACACTACGCAAAAATCAAAATGCGTATTGATCTTGAGCGTCTGCGCAAGTATATTATTGATAACGGCTATACTGATTATTCTCGCTTTAATGATATCAATATCAGCGAAGAGAGTGATAGCAATCAAAAAGGATTCGTGTTAGCCAATCAATTCTGTCGCAATAACTACTTCAAAGAAGAAGGCAGTCCTATGTTAGTAGGCGAAGCGTTCAAGCAACTTTACTTGACTAGCATCCCACTCGAAAAGATGAACACATCACGTGAACGCCTAGAAGAAACTAGTAACAGTATCTTTAGTCGTCAACGCAGATTGAAGCGTGACAGTGACGTTTATGTAAACGAAGCAGACGAATACAACTACACAGAGCGCAACGAACACTATAGCGGTATGCTTGCTGAAATCTTAGACGGCTTCAAGTCGCCTAAGACTCGTGTTCGTCTAGCAGTAATCGCACCAGGTTTCACAATCAAGCCTCACTTTGATTACGACCCTAGTTATGTTACTCGCTATCACATTCCTATCTTTACTAACCCTGACGTAAAGTTCGGCGCAAAGACAAAGAACGGCGATGTTGAGTATCACATGGCGGCAGACGGTAGCGTTTACTTCTTCAATGCTGGCTTAGTACACTGGGTACACAACGGCGGCACTGAACCTAGACTACACTTGCTGATAGACACTAACGGTCAAGACGACTTAGAGATTCTAGAGGACGAAACAGAGGTAATTTATCAATGACAAACATTTTCAAGCACGACAACTTACGGATGATTATCTTACATCATCTATTACTAGTTTATGGAATCTACACTTACGGTTTCAACATCTGGGTAGCGTTAGGCTGTTTCATCTATACAATCATTTATAATGTGTATATCAACGGCAAACTGATTCATTTACGTATGGCTCATGGTAGATACCGAGATAATTTCTGGAACATTTTTGCTACGATCTATTCATTGTTTGCTGGTGGTACAGGTAGTCCGCTTAGCTTCTCATACATTCATCGTCAGCATCATAAGTTTGTTGATACTGAGCGTGACCCACATAGTCCAAAATACGTAGGTAAGTTGAAAGTATGGTTCTTGATGTGGCGTTTAGGCCCAATGGAGCCAAGCTACATTAGAGATTTTATGAAGAGCAAGTTTCAGGTATGGATTCATCGCAACTGGACTAGATTACAAGTAGCAATTTTGATTGGTTTATGGCTGATCAATCCTCTTATTGTGTTGATTGTTATTACGCCAACAATCGTGATGACTCTACATTATAGCGGGTTTATAAATGTGCGAGGACACTGGTACGGAGAGGTTAGAAATATTCCAGAAATCAGATTCACGCAACCAGCAAGTTGGCGACACAAAGAGCACCACGATTATAAATTTGAGTAATACTTTTTACTTACTTGACGACAGCTTCCCACTGTGATATACTATCATTAGTGGGAATTTTATTTGGAGAACAAAATGTTGAACCCCTGGATTCAAAATACATCGTTAATTGATATCAAGCGTGGTACACACATGGACGCTGGTCCTAACTCCATGTTGATTCAAATTTGCGATCCGCCTGGCGACTTCCCTACGCCTCATTACAAGTTTCGTGAAGTACATCAGTTTCAGTTCCTCGATGTTGAGGAAACTGACCACGTGCTTGACGAGGCGATGCGTTGTAGTCAAGAGCAAGCAGATGAGTTGGTTCGCTTACTTCAACACGCTCTAGAAAATCGTATGAACGTTATCGTTCATTGTCATGCTGGCGTATGTCGTAGTGGTGCTGTATGTGAACTTGGCGTCATGCTGGGATTCCGCGATACAGAAGTGTTCCGTAGTCCTAACTTGTTAGTCAAGCATCGTATGATGCGGGCAATCGGCTGGACTTATGACGAGAACGAGCCACACACGATCAACGGGCAACCATATCAATATAGTAACGGCGGAATAATTCTGCCACCAACACACGAAGGTGATATTTAATGAAGAACAAGTGTTACGTATTAGTAGGCGTTCCTGGTAGCGGCAAGAGTACTTGGATCAAGAATCAAGATTGGGCTAAGGATATTCCTGTCGTATCTACTGACAACTTTGTAGAAGCACACGCCAAGGAAGTAGGCAAGACTTACTCGGAAGTGTTTGATGATTATATGAAGGTAGCAGTCAGATTGATGGCTAACCAAGCCTTGATATGTCAAGCTAACAAGCTGGACATTATCTGGGATCAAACTTCAACTACAGTTGGTAGTCGTCGTAAGAAGTTCAACACCTTGATGAACGATCAATATGACTTTATCGCTGTGGTGTTCAAGACTCCTGCTACTGAAGAATTGAAGCGCCGTTTAGATTCACGCCCTGGTAAGACAATTCCATGGCACGTTGTATCACAAATGGCCGCTCAGTTAGAAGCAGAACCGCCAACAGAAGCGGAAGGCTTCAAGGAAATTTGGTATGCCGAGTGAAATTTACGTTGACGTTCCTAATGATTACCCATATGAGTTCAACCGATATGAGTTGGGCCCACAAGTACTTACTAGAGACTTCGGCGTAACTTTCACCTTCATTTGTAATGCCGGCGCTAGAATTAGCGAAGGCGATGTTCACCGTGTTGATTTCAAAGACGATGCCGAAGAGATTATCTTCATATTGAAGTCACCGTTCAGAACACTAAATAAAGAAGTAGTAGAACGCTACATTGATTCAACAAAACCAAGATGGAGACCAAGACATGAAACGAGTTATCGAAATTAGAGCCGCAGAAGGCGGCGAGGATAGTAAATTGTTTGCTAGAGACCTAGCACAAGCATATAAGCGATTCGCAGAACGTAAGGGTTGAACTACCCGCCTGATAAATGAGTATCTTGGCGAAGTTCACTTAGAAGTTCAAGGTACTGATTTATCCGGCTTAGAAAATGAAGCCGGTGGACACCGTATTCAACGTGTCCCTCCCACAGAGCGCAAGGGTCGTGTACATACAAGCACAGTCACAGTCGCTATCGTGGACCCTAGTGTTCCCACATACACAGTCAATGAGCGAGACTTAAAGACTGAATGGTACAGTGGTACAGGTGCCGGCGGGCAACACCGCAACAAGCATCAAAACAGTTGTAGACTCACGCACGTGCCGTCAGGTACGATAGTTACCGCACAGTGTCGTAGTCGTGAAAACAGCTATGCTCAAGCCTTAGCAGAAATACAACGTAGAGTTGACAAAAACTTTACCTTATGTTACAATGCTAAAGTAAGTGAAGATAGAAAGCAACAAGTCGGCTCTGGTATGAGAGGCGATAAAATAAGAACATATCGTTTTCAGGACGATAGAGTTCAGGATCACAAGTCGATGAACGAAGCCAGTGTGAAAAAAGTAATGAATGGTAACTTCGACTTATTATGGAAATAAAATGTATAAAGTAAAATGGAAAGACAAATTTGGTTTCGAG